CAGCTCGGCGCGGGTGCGCTCCAGGCTTTCGATGCGGGCGGTCAGTCGGTCGATCAGGCTGGAATAGTCCCGAACCTTGCTGGTGGTGGTTACACCTCCATGCTCGCCCGTATCCAGCTTCTCGCTGTCGACCTCAAGCGTGTTGCCGAACTCGTTCTCCCGCGACAGCGCACGCATCAATCGAATGCGGGTCAGCCGCAGCTCATCGTCCACGCGCCCCAGCTCAATGCTGGCAAGCAGGTCGTTCTCTTCATCGGTCAGGAACTGGCTGTAGATGGAACCAGGCTTGGCTGCGTTCTTGTTGCCTCTTTGCTCTTTGGGGCCTGAACTCTTGCCGCCGTGTAGCTTGCAGCGAGAGGAACCCGGTACTGCGTGACGCTTACATGGTTCCCCGTTGCTGCGCTTTGATGCGCCGCATTGGGCCATTGGAAGCCTCATTCATGGGGTTGGTTTTCGCAGAACGATTCATTCAATGCGTTCGAACGTCATTCAATGGTTCATTCGATTATTCGTTCCAGCCACTCTTCAATGATCCGCTGAACTACTGGCTCACTCAGGATGGAGGATGGCTTGTCACCGGCAATGACTGATCGGATCAGGGCGTGCGAGATGACGTGCGCACCATCGCTTGCTGCAACCATGAGGTGTGGCCGTTGGTCTGCGATGTCGTGAATGTCTGCGGTCATTGGCTCATCCTCAACTTCACGCCGCGCATGGCAAACGCCACACACTTGTCGACGTCGGGAGACATTCCGGTCATGTTCGCGAAAAGATTCACCGCTCCAAGATACGGCTGAACCCACCAAGCTACCGAGATGCTGATTTGCATGGTTGTTGTTGCCATTTAGGACACCTCGCAATTCGGCCAGATCGACCTAGCCCAAGCCAGCGCCTCATCGTGGCTTAAGGCCTCGTCAAGGGTGAGCATTGGGAAGGGTTTGTAGCCTGGCGTTGTGACTGACCAGTTCTTCTTCACTTCCGGCGACCGGAGGTGAGCTCGGTAAACTGCACATCACCTACTTGGCTGTGCTGGACCACAGTCGGCTCGCTCAGCCGCTTGAGCTGCAACGCCAGAAGCTTGTCGAGATGCTGCGCCATGCGGGCAAACACCGAGCTTTCTCCGACCTCCCCGCCATTTGGCTTGGATAGGTCAACCAGTTGCGCGTATTCGTCACGCATGATCCGAATCGTCGACTCAATGGCCGATTCCAGCGGGTCGATGACGTAACCGGTAGTTGATTCCTTAGCGCCAAGCGACTTAAACCAATCGGTAATCTCGGCATCTACCCCCGCGCAGGCAGATTTAGACGTTTTGACTTTTAGCGCGCCGGAACTGAGGTCTCGTCCATCAGGCGAGGTCTTGGCGTTTCCGACCACGCAGCCAGTAGCATCAGGGAACATTCCGACGAACAACTCGTGAACCGCTTTCTTCGCCACGCTCACCTGGTCACTGGTGAAGCCTTCAAGCTCAAAATAGACGCTCATGCCAATCTCCAATGTCACGACACAATTTGCACTCTCGCGAAACGTGTCGCGACCTACTTGCTCTGACTGCGCTTTATCTGCGCGTCCACCTGATCTGCGCAGGTGTCGAGCAGGTTGATGGCTTGGTTCTTCAGTTCCCACAGCTGGCCGTTGTCGGCGAGGTCTTCGTCAGCCACCCGCTCGCATGGCACCAGCTCAGGGGGCTCGACTCTTACCGCCGCTGTCTTTGTTACCACTGGCGGCTTTCCCGCGCAGCCCGTCAGGCAGAGGCTGAGCAGCCCAATCACGAACAGGCTTGCTGTTGCGTTTGAGTTCTTCAAAGTTCTTCTCCGCCTTTCTGGCTTTGGCCTGACTGGCCTGCAACCGCTTGCTCAGGTCTTTCTGGTAGTCGGCGTTGCGCTGGGCTTCGGCGCGCAGCGTGGTGATCGTGGCCTGGCTTTCGAGGTTGGCGTCGACCGCCTTCTTCTTTTCGCCCGCCTCGAACGCGACCTCACCCCTTAGCGCAACAACTCGCGACTGCTGGATACCTATGAGCAGCAGACCGACGAGCAGGATGATTGCTGCAGCGGCGAATGCTTTCATATCGAGTCAACCTTGCGACCGAGGAAGCGGGTCACCATTTCGCGGATTGCTGTCACACCAAGGAACCCAATGGCCCCCCCGGCAGCAACAGACAGATTCGATGGCCACTCCATCCACTCAATGATGCTACTTGCTGACAGTGCCAGCCCGCCGCAGATGAGCGCTTCGAACACGATACGGCGCTTGCTTGTCTCCTTTGCGTCATACAGCACACGCAAGCATGAGATGAGGATCGCCATAATCGCGCCCTGCCAAAGTGGATTCGAAAGGGCGACCCAGAGCGCAGCCCATGTATCTGGCTTTTCAGGCATGGTTGGCATTCCGGTGTCCTCCCTTTCGGGGGATGAATAAAAAAGGCCGATTGGAGCGGCCAAGGGAAACAGGCGCGAATGAGGCCCTCGCTGAACTTGGCGATCAGAGGTTCCGAGGGATTGGGAAACTGGAGACGCAAAAAACCCGGCGCAGTGGCCGGGTCCGGTGTTCTCGTGCGTCGGTGGTAAGTTGCGCACTATGGGAAAAGTACCCGTAAAACCCCGTCATGTCAATATGATTATGCCGCCTCCTGATCTTTTTCCGCGTGGATCACCTGCCATACCGGCTGCTGAGCCTGAATATCCACTTCCTTTACGACCTCTTTCAGGGATTCCCAGAGGTCGAGCCAGTCGCGAGTCCAGTTCTTAGGGTCGATGGTGACCCCAAAGAAGACATTCATCTCTGCCGCCACCCGGGCGGGCCCCCACTCCGCCGCGCCATGAACTTCGCCCTTGTAGGATTGCAGCGCCATGGTGACTAGATACTGGGCCTTCACGCGCTTGGCTGAGGTCAGGTCTGGCAGCTGGGCTTTGGCAGTGATCAGCAGCACGGCGTTCATGACGTGGCGCATGGTCATCATCGGGTGATACAGGAAGTGCCCGAATTGCTGCACCTGGAATGGCAGCGTGTCGATGGCTCGCAGCACCTTTCCGATTGTGGCCAGGTGCGCGGCGCGGGCAGTGGATCGACCTACCGGCGTGCGGCGCGTCTCGCTGATGCTGATCTTCTGGCGCACAACCTGAATGCGTTCTTCCTTGTCATCCCCTAGCGCAGCGAACACGGCCTCGGCGCGGCGCATGCGCTGGCCTTTCTTGATGGGTGCCGATTGCGCTTTGTCGATGGCTACAGCGCTGATCGACGCATTCGATTCGTGCTGAGCTTCGGTCCATACCTGCCTTGCGTTGATCAGTTTCATGCTGCGATCCCCTTCTTCAGTTCTTTTGTCTTTGCCCGGTAGTCGGCGGTCATCGCCTTCAGCTCATCCACGGTGTACTTCTTGGCCTCATGAGGTCCTTCGAGCCACTCGACCGCCTCTATGCCAATCTTCTTGATCAGGCCAGGCCGATACCCAAGCAGGTTTCCGGACTTGCCCATGTTGCAGTTGCGATTGCACTGAAGGTTTACGTTGAGCGGTTCAAAGCGGAGCTCTGGGGCGGCTGCAGTCGTCCTGTAGTGTCCGGCGCAGTACTGAACGTCAGCCGTAGTCCCGCAACTAATGCAGGGCTGTCCTGCGTCACGGGCGCGCACCCAGGCGTTGAATGCCTGCTGCGTGTCCTTGAGGTGATCCGCCCTGCTCTTCAGCTTCTCCTTGCGAACCTTGATCTCCCGTCGCTCGATGTCCGCCAGAGCTTTGCGAGCCTTGGCCTGATGCACTGGAGCCATTGCCAGTGCGCATGCCGGACTGCAAACCTTCTGTGTGGTGTTGAACGTCGGCCTGAACTCAGCCGAGCAGTGAGCGCACTTGCGGGCTTTCTTCTCCTTCACACTGGCAAGCATGGGCATTCCCCCTCTACGCAATCCACACAGCGGTTCAGGGGCTCTGGCTGGGCACGATCAACCTTGATCAGGCGATTGGCTTCAGCCTCAGACGAAACCATGAACGCTGGATCGCTCTCTCTTGGGCGGTAGACGTGCAGGGAATTGGCTGTGCTGGTGACGAGCTTGATGACGTAGCCGTTCATGACTGGAGCCCCTTATCCCGCGAATTGCCGAGCAGCGACTTCTGCCCCTCGTCCAGCTTCCAATCAAACTTCTCCTTGCAGCCTGTGGCGCACTGGCGAAGGTTCAGGCTTGGCATGCTGACCATGGGTTCGCCGCAATCTGGGCAGGGTTTTCCTTTCGGTGAATCAGTCATACCCAGCCTCCCTGAAACTCAATGCACAGCTCTGGACGCTCATAGGCTTTTGCCATGAAGGTGGTGAAGTTGGTTGCGGTCCGAATGAGGGCCTGCATGAAAGTGTTCAATACCGCCCCTCCCATAGATCCTTCTGGCTCCACCGCACCTGATGCTCAGCACCAAATGCGGCGATCCATTCCAGCAAACTGGCGCACTGCTTCACGGTCAGCTTTGAGGTCCGCTCGTAGATCACGTCGAAGCCGTGGCCATCGACTGCTGGGATCATCTGCGGCTGGTCACCGGCCTCACGCAGCCATGCGGCGGTCAGCAGGCGCTTCCAGATCAGTGCGTCCCACTTGCGTCCGGCGTGCTCAACCTGATTGGCGATGTCGGTCAGCGAGGCATGCAGTTTTTTGTTCTGCTCCCCGCTGCGGTCGAGATCCTTGATGATGATTTTCTTTGGCTTGCTGAAGTCCGTTGCGAGCAGCAGGCCCTTCAAAGCGCTAGTGTCGTCGCGGCTGCGCATTACGATCTCGGTCATACAAGCTCCTTAGGCACGCTCACTGTCTCGCCGAGTACAGAGGCGACGACCGGCTCTTCCGGGTATGGCATCCAGTGCGAAGGCGTTTCAGAGCCGTCCATGCGATCAACGCCCCAATGGCCGAAACCGAATGCATCGATACGGAACTGCCCTTCTTCGTCACCACCCCACTCATCGCGCTCTTTGTCGGTCATGAGCGAGTCTGCATCGGTCAGGCGGCCCGGAATAACGCCGTTGCGCTCGTTGAAAAACAGAACGTCGACGTGCTTGGGGCAGGATTCCATCGGTTGCCAAGTCGGCAGCGCTGCGCGAGATGCCTGCCAGCCCTTCTGGAAGTAATGCCAAGCCGTGGACTTGCTTTCAGCTGCCCGGTTAACTCTTTCGGATCCGTAAGCGTTCAGCTCGGGGATGAAGTAGCAGTCTTGCTCTTCGTTGGTGAAACCCCAGCCAGCCTCGAATTCTTCACGCATCTTGTCGGTCATGTCCGTTGCTCCGGGGTCTTCTTGCCGAACTTGGCCAGCAGTTGCGCCCGTGCTGCGGCGCCAGATGCTGGGATCTGCTGAATTTCCAGCAGCCGTGCCTGGCGCTGGTTGCCGTAAGCCTCTGCCAGCTCAAGCTCGGTCTTCTGACCGTCGTGCCCGATCCCTTTGGCGATATCTTCCAGAGGAAGGCCCTGCACCAGCAGGCGAATGGTGATGTCGTAGGCTCGGTCGAAGACTTCGCTGGCCTTCTCCGGATCCAGATCGCCAAGGTTATGCATCTCGCATTGCAGCGCTGCGTGACGAACAGCCTCATGCGACCAGGTGCGGTTGCCAAACCGGCTTGGATGGGCGTTTTCCAGCGCCTCACGAAAAGCCTTGTCGTGTGGTGGGATCCCGAGCATTTCCGGCGCCGGCTGGCACAGCTTGATGAACTTGCCGACGCTGGGCATGAAGTCGGTACCCAGCATCCGGCAGCGCTCAACGCCGAAACGGATCTGCTCGATCTGGCTGATCCCCTCGACCATGAAGGCCTTGGTCCAGCTGCGCTTTGCAGAGTTAAGTGCCTCATCATTCGGCCAAGCCTGCTTCCACGCCGGGAAGATCGCCTGCAGCTCACGAAACAGCGAGTTCACGACATCGACAGCTTCGGGCGGCAACGTCTTCGGCAGAACCGGGACGGCTGGCGGCTGGTAGCTGACCATCGCAGCGACCACGTCAGTGTTCGCGCCAGATGATTTCAAGAGCTGGGCCGCACTTTGTGGCGGCTTCGGCTTCTTCACAGGACACCGTCCATGTTGTCCGCCCAGTCGCGACCGTCGAAGTCAGGGCCGTTTGCCTGCCGGCGCAATGGGAATTGGCGAACGTTGCTGGCTGTCGCGTTGTCGCGCTTCACCCACTTGACCAGCAGGCTCACCCAAGAGGCTTGCGTCTCGACGCGGCCAGAGGCCGAGTAGTGACAGACGAAGGCTGCGGTAGCCTCACTGGTGAACTCAGCGACAGGGATTGCCATGCGCAGCGCATAAGACTTCAGCAGCTTCTGGTCTGGCACCCAGTCGAGGGTCATTTCAGTCGGCGACTTTGGGTCGACCGAATTTTCCTCACCCGCGTGTAGTGAGTTGTGTTGATCTTCTCCTATTCCCTTCCCTTCCCTTCCGGGGTCTACCGGTCGACGATCAGTCGACGACTCCTCGGCGAATTGTTGGCGAATGCTCTCCGACTGGTCGTCGAATTCAGAAGGCGGGCCGGGGAATTTGAAGTTCTTTTTCTCGATCTTCTGGTGCTTCCAGCCACGGACGTGGAAGTAGTTTTTCCCGGTCACCCAGTAGCTCTGGATCAGCTCGGCGCCTTCCAGCTCGCCCAGCAGATTGCTCACCTCTTCGGTGGTGATGTCGTCACCTGGGAACACCAAGGCCTTGATGGTTCGCGGTGCCAGCGGATGGTTGCCGCCGTCATCGCAGAAATTCCACAGGCCAATGAATAGCAACCGAGCCATCGGACGGCAGGACATGACCTGCTCGCTCGACCAGAACTCGGGCTTGACGGTACGGATGCGAGCCATCACGCGGCCCCCTTGAGTGCTTTGTCGTGGGTGAACAGGCCGTCCCAGGTCTTCTTCATGGGAAGCTCGCCGGCCAGGTAGAGGTCGTACAGGCGCACGGCGCCCTTCTTGAGCAGAACTGGCGTGAAGGAAACGAACGGCTCTTTGCCGTGGGGAGTGACTTCGTGCTGGTGCTCGGTCATGTACTTGTCGCGGGCGTAGGACGCCACACGGAAGCGCAGACCGGATTTGCTCTCGTTGTAGAGCCAGTTGCGACCTTCGAGGAACTTGCCCACCTGCATGACGTTGACCCCATTGAGGCCCTTGCAGAATTGGGTGTGCGTCATCCCTTCCTTGAACAGGTTCTCCATGGAATGGATTTTGGTGGCTTGGGCTTCGACCTGGATCGAAAGCTGGAGACGTTGCTGCTCGGCCTCGAACGCGATCTGAATGAGATCCATGCGGGACAGCTCGCGCGGTTGAGACAGAGCATTGATCTTGGCGACGACCGAGCGGCGAACTGCTTTCGATTCCCGCATCGAGATCAGAAGGCACTGATCCTTGGTCAGCATCAACGCCTCAGAGGCTGGTCCACGCTGATTCCTTACTACGAAAGTTTCGTAGTATTCGCCGTCCAGCTCGTCGCGGCACCGCGCGGTGAAATCATTGCGGCGAACTTCGCTTTCGCCGAATTCCTTGCGCGCCGCGTTTACCAGGTCGAGCAAGTCGAAGCTGCTCATTTTTTCACGCGACACGTTTTCACCGTTGCCAAATTGTGTCGCGACACTGGCCGGGGTATTGATCGTTTGGATTGATTGGTGCATGATTTGCTCCACAAGCGTTTTAAGAGAGCCAGGCCACGAACCTGGCTTTTTTTCGTCTCGGATTTGACAGAGGCCCTCTCGGTTACCCTGAAGAGTCCCTGCTGGAGGCCCTCATTGGGGTCACCAGATGAAGCACCTGTGCTTTCCTTCGTCCCACTACCGATAGCGCGCCGCTGGCAACCGCAGCCTCGAACATTTCGTTCATGGCCTGGTTGAAGCTCCAGCCGTTGGCGCGCATCAATTCCTCCACCCTCTTCCGCGTCTGCGGAGGCAGCCTTTCAAGCTCTACGGTCATTTGGCCCTCCAAAGGGGCTTCAGCCCGCGATATCTTCTTGTTTGTCCTGCATGAGTTCTTCGATCACGCCGTTGGCGACGGCCCACTCGATGATTTCGTAGAGGTAGGTCGCGTGCTGCATGCGGGTTTTTGTGGCGGCTTTGCGCAGAATCCGATCAAGCACCGGTTCGAATCGAACCTTCACCGGAATGGCGCGCTTTTGATTGGGGTCCATGTACATGCTTCGATGCTCCTGGCTGATGAATTGGTTTTAGGCTGCGGATTTGCGAGGCTGCGAGGCGCAAAGCTGGCGAGCAGTGATTGCTCCGCTGGTGAGCTCTTCAGCCAGGAATGCTTTGTTAGCGCCCATAACGTGGGTGCCGTTGAACCAGTAAGAGACGGCGGCCTGGGATACACCGAGTGCTGCGGCCGTTTTTGCTTGCCCGCCAAAGAACTCGACGAGCTTTTCAATGGGGGTCATAGCTAGAACTCCTGATAAGCGTGCTTATATCCTAAGCATAAGGACGCTTATTTGCAAGCCGATAAGGGAACTTATAAATTGCTGGTCATGACGACACTTGCCGAAAGAATGAAACTTGCCCGTGCGCACGCGAAAATCACCCAGAAAAAGCTGGCTGAAATAGCGGGCGTTGAGCAGCCAGCCATCTCTCAAATGGAGAGTGGGAAGACGCTGAAGTCAGCGCATTTGGTCCCCATAGCCAAGGCTTGCGGGGTTAGTGTGGAATGGCTCGCCAGTGGTACTGGCGGCATGACCGAGGAAACATCCGGCTTTGACGCCAACGTCGAGATGGCTCTTCAGCCTACCCGGTCGTTCATGTATCCCGAGATAAGCTGGGTTCAAGCAGGAAGCGCCAGGGAGGCGGTTGAAATGGTCAACGTATCTCTATGCCCTCAGCATTCCTCAGACGTTTGGGCTGGCGAGGATGCGTTCTGGCTCCGAGTGTCGGGCAATTCGATGACCTCGAATTCCGGCAATTCCTTCCCGGAAGGCTTCTTGATCCTGGTGGCTCCCGACATAGAGGCGCGCCAAGGTCAATTCGTTGTGGCTCGCATGATCGATTCAAATGAAGCGACGTTTAAGCAGCTCGTCCGTGACGCTGGAGAGCTATATCTGAAGCCGCTGAACCCCTCCTACCCAACAAAGCCAGTGGACGACACATGGGAGATCGTTGGCACCGTTGTCGATGGCAAGATGCCGAAGTCAGTTTTCATGATGTAGGTCTGGATTTCCGGCGCGACCGATATCTGCAGGAGTCAACCATGCCCCTCACAAAGCCCAACCAAGAGCTAAGCCGCGATCTCAAGACCCTAGCGCTTGATATCGAGCAGGCCGCAGACGAAGTGCTGAGAATCACTAAGGACTGCCGAGGTGTCGATGCAACAGCCGTCCTCATGCTGATAGCGAGGCTATACAAGGATGGAGATCGTATTGCAGCGCTGGCGGATGAGGTGAAAGCTGGAGGGATTGTGCGGGGGAAGGCTGGGTAGGTGGCGGGGCAGAAATTCCAATTCAACTGAAGGATGCAGATTGTGAGTGATGAGCCAGACAGCAAGCCTAAGCCGTCCACTCAGCAGGAGTTTAATCTCGCCGCGATGGAGGCGATCAGACATCTCGCAGAGTACACCGTAAAGATCTACCGCCTGGCAGGCGAGGCAGCCGTACAGTCTGAAAATATCGCCAGGACTTCCGGGCAAGAGGCAGCGGCGGACAGCATCAGAAATGCAGCCGATGAGGCCAGAAAGTCTGGTCTGCGCTACCACAATGCCGCACTCGACTTGTGGGAGGCGTTCCAGAAAGACGCTGGCGATGAGCTTGTAAGGCCTAGAGAGCTTCCGCCAAGGCAGAACGTGGATGATTGATGAGATGGATTTCACCAATAGAAGCGCCGACATCGGCAAAAACCTTGACTTCGCGCACCTAATGACCGGCATTGACAGCACTTCAAAACCGACTGATGATCGACCAATGAACGAGATAACGCGCGAAGAGATTAATGCCAAGCTTGAGGCTCTAGAATCCAGAATGGATTCCAGGGTGAGTTCTATTGGCGGAAAGATTGATGCGTTCCTGGCCGCTCAGGCTGAGCGTGATAAGGCAGGCGAGTACCGCTTTGGTCGGGTTGAGTCGGATATAGCAAGCATGAAATCCGACCTTAAGACTGCCGTCTCTGACGTCCATGGAATTCGCACTCATATAGCCAAGTACACAGGTGGCATTGCTGTCGCGGCAGCCATCGCAGGCATAGTGATCGGCGCGGTAATCCGATTCATACCAGCCTCCTAAACAAGCCCGGCCCAGCGCCGGGCTTTTTATTGCCCGCAATCTCAAAGAGCACATCTGTACTCTTTTCGGCTTGCCCTATTCGGCCTGATAAAATACTGTATATCCATACACCTATGGAGCAGTAATCTGATGGCGAAAGCAAAGACAGCACCGAAAGCACCAACCACCTACGAGCTACTGGGCATGCGCATCCAGGCAGCCATCAATACACCGAAGGCCCAGCTGGCTAAGTCGGTCCTGCTCGAACCCTCGCCGAGTGACGACCCGGCTGACTGGGATCGCATCCTGGACGAGATCGCTGAAAACGAGAACGTAACCATCGCCCATCGCGACGACGGCCTTATTCAGCTGTTGTGGACTGTCACCAAAGAAGACTGACTCCAAGATCCCCTATGCCCGCCACTGTGCGGGCTTTTTTGTGCCTGCGTTAAAAAATATAAGCGTGCTTATTGACTAGCCTGATAAGGAGGCTTATATTTCACCCATCGCAGCGACACACAGCCACTGCGAAGGGCCTCGAAAGGGCCTTCTGCTTCAACCGCTCTTTAAAAACCTGATGGACGCCGAGCTGGCCGATGCATAGCCAGCGGACGTACCGCGCAACGGTACGCAGCGATTCGACCTCATGTCGGCGCTGGGCATAGGAGGCCTCATTCGGAGGGCGCAGCTGGAGAGGCTGCGTGGTGGCGAGTAAGCGTCTGGCCTTGGGACCTTGATCCCCTGTCGCGCTGAAAGTCATCAACGGGAAAGCGACCGTTGGCCTATGCAAGGAATAGAGATTACCTGCCCGTTACCAGCGGGCCGGATGCTCTCCAGGTGGCCCTACTCAGGACCACGCGGAAAGCAGGAGAGTGAGATGAACGAAGAACAGATTGAACGATTTCGCCAGATCGTTCAGGAGGTATCGACGGACGAAAGCGTCACTTTTGATGAGGCTTTCGCCATCGCTTCAAACTACCTGGCCTACTGGGTAAGTGAAATGCCCAAAGGAAGACCTTCCGCTGGCGGCGGTAGTTCGTCTCAGGCTGGTCGAAGCCAGCCAGACCAGTCGCTTGACTCAGAGACAAACACTGAAGGATCGGCCGGGTAGGAGAAGGGGGCGGCAATAGTCTTAACTTTCTCCCTCAGCTCATAGGTTCCCAGCGAGCTTGCTCCGTAGTAGGTGCCAGGCGGCATCCTGAGAACCCCATTATCCCCTTGAACCGTCCTCTTGAGGCCAAGCGCTTCCAGCGCCTTATGTAGGTCTGCGTATTCCTCGCTGTCAGCCTTGAAAATCTCAACCCGCACCATGTAATTCGCCATTACTACATTCCTTGTTTCGACTGTGGAAGTCGAAGCATATGGATTTCCCTCGACTGTGGAAAGCGAGGAACCAGGGAGCCTGCCCCTGTAAAAACAGGCGACCACATTGATTCAAGCCGGCGACCGACGCCAGTAGCGGGTCGCGGTGCAAAACCAGATTTCACTGGCTGGCCTTGGCGACAGGGCCAGACGGGAAATCAAACCGGAGATACGACAATGCCTCAGTACAGCTTTCGACTTATGGCGGTTTGCGAAGTGATCGTGACCGCAGACAACGAAGAGCAGGCAGGTTTGCTGGCTGCTGATGAAACGCCGATCAGTGCTTACTCTTTTGAATCGGGTGAGCTTTCTTGCTTGGTGACTCCCCAGAATCACGCCCAGTGCGTGCGACACGCTGATCACGTAATCGGCTGAACAGCCACCGTGGCTACAACCACCCGATCCTCTCTATGAGAGCGCATCGGGGTGTGATCTGAGGCTAAGTCTCGGGCAGCGGATGTGCCAACCGGTCGCCTACAGGGCTACCCCTTCCGCCGAATGCCGGTTGAGCCCCGGCCAGATCACACCCCGATGCGGACGAAACTGCGGCCTATAACCGCCCGCCTGCATCACCGCAAAAACGCAGATGAATGCCCGGGCTGACGGGCAAGTGTAAGACCTGAGGGATCGCGGGAATCGTGGCCGGTAAAGTGAGTAAGCGCCCAGATGGCCACGGCGAGTCCAAGAATAAGCGGCTGAAACCTTCGCCCCGGTGAAACTCCGGTGTCACTAAGGCCGCTAATAGTCATGCCGGGATCAGCTCCGGCCATCTGCACCCACCCTCCCCGACCAACCCCGAATGCCCTCCCCTCCGCGCCCAACGGCAACCAGCGGAGCGGATGAGTGCATTGCGAGTTTTGTTGGATCACCCACATGGAGCAAATCATGGCCGAGCAACGAGCGCCGTATCCACGGTCGGCGGACAACGCTGATCAGATGAACCTTCCTGAGGGCAAGACCTGCGGCGACTGCGTGCACTGCAAGCGCTGCACCGCGATGTTCGGCCACATCCCTACGGATGAGTCGTGCGACTGGAGCCCTTCGCGCTTCCGTGAAGCCGTCCCCGCCACCGCCTAACCCCAAACACCGGAGGTCGCCATGAGCGCAACAGTTGAAGTTGTTTGCGATTGGTGCGACGCGAAGTTCACGGCCCGCACCGCAGACCGAAAGCGCGGCTGGGCCAGATTCTGTAGCAAGGCTTGCAAAGCCAGCAAGCAGCAGTTCGGTGGTACCAAGAAATTTTGGGAGGCCGCCAATCCAAACAACAAGCGCTCAAACATCGGGAAATACACAGACCGCCTTGCCGACGACGAGCATTGGGGCCACCCCTTCGCGGCTGGTTTTGAAGGTCACGGCCAAAACTGAATAGACCGCCACCCTGGAGGCAACTATGAACGCAGCACTGAAGATTTGTCAGGCCGTGCACGACGCGCAGTTGCCTCCGATGGTGAGCGAGAGCGCGCAGGAATTGGCTCGGGCTGAGTGGCTGTACAACGCCGCTGAGCAGTTGGTGCGGTTCGGCTGCGACGTCTCGTTTCAGCGCCGCATGCGGCCGGCTCAGGGCGTCACGCTGGCCCAGTTCGCTCTGGCAGTTGATGAGCATGCAAACGGCCGGCTTGCAGACTTCGAGGTGACCACGGCTTCACTGGGCTTCCTGCTGATCGCCGCCGAACGAGGTCACGCTGACAAGGTGGCCGCCGCCGAACTGCTCGGCCCGAGCGACCACCCACTGGGCAAGCTCGGCGAAATCGCAGAGGGCCTACTTCGACCCCTTGTCGATGACGCGCTGATCGCCCAGGCCGAGGACAACGAGCTATGAGCAATCAGGTAGCACTGGCCCGCCTGGGCCTTGAGATCGCGAAGATGCGCAAGTCCTGCACTCCGGTGCCTGATCGCACCTTCGTTATGGGCATGATCGAAATGGCGGAGTTCGCCGAGATCATCGATACCCGCACCGCCAATCGTTATCGGGATGCGCTGGACGCCAAGTTCGTCGAGCGCAACACGCATCTGAAAGGAGTTTCGGCATGACAACCCCTCTGGTGAAATCGCTGGTCGATGAGCAGCTCGACGAAATCGAACGCCGCATCGCGATCCTCGGCTTCGGCCTGCCCTTCAATGAAGTGATCGGCCGCAAGCGCGAGGATCTGGTCGACAACCTCCCGCAGCGCCTGTCGGTGACCATGAAGGGCGGACGCATCGCGGTGAGGGCTCGGCCATGAACCTCGTTTACTGGATTCTCGTCGTGCTTCTGGTTGCCGGTGCAGGCGCCTATGGCGTCGTTCGCGATGGTCAGGGCACTTGCCAGGTGCCGCGCTCCACCACCTACAACGTGTTCCGATGACCAGTCTTCAGCGGGCGCGCCGCATCCTGATTCGGCGCGGATCGTTTCGAGTTCTCGCGATTTACACCTTCCTGATGCTGCTCAGCGCCCTCGCCGATCGCATCACTCAATAACACAAAAATTTCAGCGCCCCGCAAGGATGGCGCGGGAGACCGTCATGCTCGCAGCAATTGCAGATCGCATCCGTTCCAAGTCCTACGAACTTCCCCTCTCCCGTGATTACGTCCGGCACTGGGGCTTGAAAGAGGCAATTCGGGAGCTTGTCCAGAACGCTCTGGATAGTGAATCGCCGTTCGAATACGCCTTCGCCGATGGCCAGCTGTTCATAACCAGCCGATTTGCACGACTCGAAGCCAGCACACTTGTGCTGGGCAGCACCTCCAAAACAGACCGCACTGATGCCATCGGCAGCTTCGGCGAAGGCTACAAAATTGCCCTGCTGGTGTTAACCCGCAATGGTTACGACGTGAAGGTTCTCAACGGGAATAAGCAGTGGGCGCCCGAGTTCCGGCATAGCGATCAGTTCGATGCAGAGGTGCTGTGCATCAACGAGACACCAGCTCACCGCCAGAATCAGGGCGTTGAATTCATCATTTCTGGGCTTACCGAAGATGACGAGGCCGAAATTCGCAGCATGTGCCTGCGGATGCAACCGCCGATGAGTGACGTAATCGGCACAAAATACGGCCATATTCTGCCATCCCGCCCCGGGAAGCTTTACGTCGGCACGCTCTTCGTGTGCGACACCGAGCTGACCTACGGCTACGACATCCTTCCTGAACACCTGCAGCTTGAGCGTGATCGTCAAACCGTGTGCGGCTGGGACCTGAAACAGGTCTCGAAGAACGCCTGGATCGACACTGAGCGACTGGAAGACGTGGCAACGATGATTGAGGCCGGCATTCCCGATGTCGAGTACGTCGAGTACGGCAGCACTGAGCTTGTGAAAGAAGCTTGCTACAAACTGTTCCAGCAGAAACACCCTGGCGCAATCGCCGTTCAATCCCAGGAAGAGCTGAACAGTCTGGTCAAGCAAGGCATGACCAACACCGTGGTGGTGAGCAGAACCTTTCACTCTCAAGTTTCCAACTCGACCTCATACAAGCAACAGATCGCCCACGTCGTTGCCATCCAGACGCCGAAAGCGGCGCTGGAAGAATGGTATCGCGACAACAAGAAATATATGAGCAGGCTGCCGGCAGCTTCCTTCAAGGAGCTGGTAAAGCGCGCTGACGGTTGGAGGAACAAGTGATGTCCACGAACATGCAGATCTGGGAAAAGGTCAGCACGACCGATACCCGTTACACCAAAGCCGCCGAGGTTGGCGGGCAGAAGATCACCAGCCTCAACGGCACCGCGATGATCATGAAAGCGACTGAGGTTTTCGGCCCGGTCGGCATTGGTTTCGGCTGGTCGATCGTTGAAGAGCGCTTCGATGAGGGTTCCGAAATGGTCAGCGGCGAAGGCGACAAACGCCTGGTGCTCGGTCGCGAGCTGAACCACACCATCAAGATTCGTTTCTGGTTCGAGCTGGACGGGAAGCGCGGCGAGATCGAGCAATACGGCTGCACGCGCTACCTCTACAAATCGAAGTACGGCACCACCACAGACGGGGAAGCGCCGAAGAAGTCGCTGACCGACGCCATCAAGAAATCTCTGTCGATGCTCGGCTTCAGTGCCGACGTGTTCCTCGGGATGTTCGATGACCACACCTACGTCGAGCAGCTCAAGGAAGAACAAGCGATCGAGCAGGCAGTAGACAAGGACGCCGAAATCCTTCGTCAGAAGCAGGAGCGACTGGACTGGCTGAATTCTGCGGTGGAAACGATGAGCAAGGCCGTGACCGCCCACGAACTGAAAATGCTGAACGTCAAATACATCCGCGAGGCGACCCGCCGGAACGAGCCGACTTTCATCGCCCGAATCACCCGCGCCTTTGAAGAACGCAAAGCGGCCATTGAGCCCGGCAAGGAGAATGCAGCATGACCCAGCTCTACGCACTGACCGGCAAGCTCGCCGAACTTCAGGGAATGGCAGACACCGACGACGAGGGCCTGAAAGAGGCCCTGCAGCACGCGATGGACGAAATCCAAGGCGAGTTCGAGGTGAAGGCTGACAACATCGTCATGCTCCGCCGCAACATTGAAAGCGACGTGACGGCCATCGACACCGAGATTGAGCGACTGACCGAGCTCAAGCGCATCAAGTCCAACAGCGTTGCGCAGATCAGCGATTACCTGCGCCGGAACATGGAAGCCGCCAATCTCAAGTCGATCAAGCGCCCGCTGTTCACCATCACCTTGGCCCTGGGCAAGGAGAAGGTCATCGTCGACAACGAGGATGCGGTGCCCGACGAACTGACATCCGTGAAAACCAGCATTGCTCCGGACAAGAACGCGATCGCCGCCAAGCTCAAGGAAATTCGCGAGCACAACGAAACCGTGCGCAAGCGCATGGCCGCCGGCGAAGACGCAGAACACGAACTTATCGAAGAGCCGGCCTGGGCTCACCTGGAGCGCGGCGACAGTTCGATCCGGATCAAGTGAGGCCAGCATGATCAGCAACCACCTCAACCTCGTCGAGCAGCACCGGCCGGACGCCGAATCGATCGCTGAGCGAATCGCGCAATACCTGGCCGCTGGCGGGCGGATCGACCAACTGAACAGCCCGCCGCGCAATCCGCTCCCACCGCCCCGCTCGAAGAAAATAGACCCTGAAACGGTCCTCAAGCGGCGGCCGAAGCCGATATCGGCGGCCGAACGCAAGGCGCTGCGCAAAATGGCGGACTCGCTATGAAGTCGAAACGCAAACCCAACAACGGTTTCGCCCGGGCTGAACGCAGCTGCCGGGCGCTACTGCGCACCAACCACGTTGCGGTCGTGAACATCGACCCCAGCGGCAGCCAGATCATGGCGAACTGGAAGAGCTGCAAGCAGATTCGCAGCCTTGCGATCGCCAACGCGATATTCGACTTCTCCTACCGCTGGACGATCTACATCGCCGCCATGTGTCGAGACGAGCGCGGCGCCGAGTACATCAAGTCGGTCGAGATATCGCCGGAGGGCATTTACAAGGTCGAGCGCCTCACGGATGCGATCGAGCATTACTACCTGGAGCGGCGCAACAGCGCGAACCCTAGTCATCTGGTCGCCTCAGGCTGGATCGCCATTCCGGACGAAGTTTCGATGGACGAAGCCCAGGCCGCGAAGCTGTTCTACGCCGCCGGCGCCTGGCATCAGGTGAAGGTAGCTGCGTGACACGTTTTCGCACCCAACAACGCAAACGACAGACCTGGCTGGACTTGCCGGCCAGCGGAATAGAAGAGGTAAGCCATGGCAGCCGCGCAGAAAGAACGATCAGCAAAGAGTGCGGCGAGGCGAAAGACTCGCGGCGAGGAAGAAATCAGGCTGCACTGCATGGTCGGCACCCGCCAAGCACTGGCTGAGCTGATGGCCTGGAGCGGCATAGAGGAACAGGGCGAGGCCATGACCTTGATGATTCACCACCTGCACGGCCTGGGCCCAGCAGGATCAGCTCAGTTCCTCGCGCCTCCGCGACACGAATATGTGATACCCGAAAACGTGTCGGCAAAATTGCAGCTCGCCTACAACCGCGAAGCCCTTCGCATCTGTCACGACGAATAAACCCACCTCTTAAACGAATCACGCCGTCCGGCGAGGCGCAGCCATGGCCGCTTATTACAACGAGATTGACCCGTATGCGGCCCAGTGGCTGCGAAACTTGATTGAGGCTGGCCACATTGCGCCCGGCGTCGTAGATGAAAGGAGTATCGAAGATGTCCGCCCGAGCGATCTTTCCGGATTCACGCAGTGTCACTTTTTCGCCGGCGTTGGTGTCTGGTCCCTCGCATTACGTCGAGCAGGATGGACAGACGACGTTCCTGTATGGACCGGCAGTTGCCCATGCCAGCCTTTCAGCGCGGCAGGCGCTGGAGCTGGGTTTGAGGACGCAAGGCACCTTTGGCCAACCTTTGCCTGGCTCATCAAGCAGTGCAAGCCTCCAGTCGTCTTTGGAGAGCAAGTTGCGAGCAAGGCTGTCGAGCCTTGGGTCGACCTTGTACACGCTGACATGGAAGCCCTGGGTTACGCCTTCGGGGGTATCCCGTTTCCGTCTGCGGGGGTCGGTGCGCCGCACATCCGGGACAGACTTTTCTGGGTCGCCGACACCTGTGGCCAACGACGACAACAAGTCGCCGGAGGCGCATTTAGCAATGAAAATCCGAATGGGCGTCCGGGACGGGACGGGAGCAAATCGAAAAGCAATAACCTCTCTACAGGTAATGTCCAAATACTTGGAACTGAAGGACTTCAAAAGGTTAACGGATACTGGGGAAGCGCTGATTGGCTCTTATACCGAGACGGCCTCTTTAGGCCAGTTGAACCCGGATCATTGCCGTTGGTTGATGGGTTTGCCGGTCGAGTGGAGCAGGTGCGCGCCTACGGAAACGCTATCAACGCTGAAGCGGCGACGCAATTCATAGCCGCCTACCTCGAAACATAACTCCCCCACTCCACCGCCCGGGCATGCCCCGGATAGGACGCCCCATGCCCACAGAAAACAAACTCGCCCTGAAGCGCCAGCGCGCAGATCAGGTCAACCAAGCGATCCGGATCATCGCCGACCACGGGCGCCGGTTCTTCTACAGCCAGTCGGTGAATCGTTACGCCAGCATGGAAGTCGATCACCGCGGCAAGGTCTGGATCATCGATGACTACAGCGGAAAGCGCGTCTTCACCCATGAAACGGTGTGGGGCGGTCGGTGGCGCGGCTTCAGTCACGGCGGCACTCTGCGCAGCCTGGTCGAAGCCTTCCGCGATTACATCTGCACCGGCGAGCCATTGCACCGTGGGTACCTGGGGCCTGAGCGGTTCGACGACAGCAACATCTGGGGTTACGACGAGGAAGGTATGCGGGCAGTGCGCGAGCAGGCCGGCGCACTTCCCGTGTTCCGCCAACCTGAGCGGGTGGCCCTGAATGTCCATGAACTGGCATCGATGGATGCTTCCAGGTGAAACAGGCGCCACCATCACTAAACCGAGACAAAGCCTGCTACTTGTAAGTCTTTAGTTCGGCCTGCATAAGCTCAATTTGATGTTCTAAAAAAACAATTCGATCAAAAAGAAGCCGATTTAGCTTGGTGTAGGCTACACATGCTTGGTTGCCCTCAGAATATTGCTCTAGCCTTGCGATGATTTCGCAATTCATGCTTCGCTTTTCTACTTCCGCAATACGTTTGATTTCTGCATGAAGCTCGCTTGGGAGACGAACATTAAAAGCCTGAAGATCATTTTGCATATGGAGCTCTAGGTTGCGTCAACGAGAAGACAAAGCGACATGATACAAGTACTACCGCTTCAGTTGCTCCGTGAATTTTCAGGAGGCGACAGAAGCTCTCAGTAAAAATTACAACCTATAAAATTTGCCCTCCGCTTTATTCGCAACATAAAAATTCTCCGTACCCCTCCCCCTTCAAAGTCAGCCGCTATAGCGGCAAGGACGAAGTCATGTCTGAAGAAAATGTTTTGATCCTGCAGCTCCCCGTTGAGCGCGACGAAGACGGCTTTTGGACTCACCCCGCCTGGCCAAGCGACGGCGAGGAAGACGCCATTCCAAAAAGCTGGTTTGGGGATAGCGGCCTCGAACTGTTCATCGTCGATATGGAAAGCGACGGCCCGGAAGGCCTTTTCGAAACATGGGCAGATGAAGGGCTGTGCGACTGCTCGCCATGGGTGCCGAGCGCGCCAGCAGGTGAAGGATGGTTCATCTTCTCGATCCACGACACCGAGGACGGCCCGATCTGCGTTTGGGTTCGGCATCTGCCTGGACTGAAACAAGAAATCGATGCCTTGTCCGCCGGCCGCGAGTTCTGCGGTGCGTGCGGCGATGGCTGTGAATCCTGCAGGGTTGCCGAGGGCTGCCCCAAATGATCCTCACCAGTATTGCCGGCTGCACAGTCTTCTTCTGGCTTCAATTGGTACTGACCATAAAGGCGGTGATCGGATGAAAGTAACCGACTCAGAAATCCTGCGCGCCATCTGGCGAGCGCAGGTAAAACGAACCGCGAAGGGCGTTATCGTCAATTATATCGGTGGCGGCAAAGGGCTCACCGGTGATCGCGATATCGACCGCCACCATGCGCAGTACCTGAGCATGATCAGCCGCGGCGGCCTTGGAATCGAACTGAGCAAAGGGCAGCTTGCGAGACGCATCAAGGCCTTGGTGGGCACGGGATGTCTGCAATGGAATGGTCGGCCGGGGAATGCTTACGAGTTCCAAGCCCCGGCAGCCACCGAGATGTTCCACTTCGCGCGTAACTGGTGGGCAGATCGCGGCGTGCCGGCCGGTTTCGACCGAGTAGAAAATCGCATGCGCACGATCAGGCTCAGCGATTACGAGGTATTGGTCGGCCAGCTCGAGGAAGAACTGATGCGGTTATTCGGCGATCGAGAGGTGACGCCATGATCGCCCTCGCCTGGTTCGCCTACGTGTACTGCTACAAGGTGCCGCGGTGATGAGTGACGCCCCGATTGAGCCGCAGGACTACATCTATGGTGTGAAGGTCGTTCAGATCGAAGATCTGCGCGTAGCCCGAGGATTAACACGGCGCCCAGCTTCCTCCTGCCGACACAAACAGTTGGTTTATGACCAAGGAGAGCGGCGCGTCTGGTGCCAAGACTGTGAAGTAGAGGTTGAGGCTTTCGACGCCTTCGTTGGAATAGTCGAGGTTTTCAGCGCCGGCATGAGCAAGCTGAATACTCGGCGCCGTGAGCTGGCAGAAGCTGAACAGTTCCAGATCCGTAGCCGCGCCGCAAAGGTGATGGACGAAGCCTGGCGCAGCACGAAGATGGCGCCGCTCTGCCCTCACTGCAATGCCGCAATCCTCCCCGAGGACGTTGCCGGCGGCGTGGCGAAAACATCGAAAGCTTTGGTTGCCGCTGCACGCAAACGCCAGCAGACCACCAAGCCCTAACCCTTCCCCCAACTCAACAGCCTGCCGGTGTACGGCGGGCGAGGAATCCCTGCATGTTCGAAATCATCAAGGCTTGGTGGACTCGCAATGTTTTCCGGGCGAACCCATGGCACGACAAGTTCGTGCTGCTGAACTTCATTGATCTGTACTACAAAGGCCAGCGCGACAGCGTCCTGGGTATCACGCTGAACTCCGGCGATCAGGGCGACTACCCGGGCAACAAGCTGGTGCTCCAGATTTGGAAGTACTCAGCCTGGATCAAGATCCCCAACATCATCAAGCCGTGGGCTGAGCAGCACACCTTCACCAGCCTGAGCCCTGAAGCGGAAGCCAAGCGAATTGCAGAGCATGGGCACCTTCATTACTACGAATACCACTCTCGCCAGTTCGGCTTCCACCTAACCACTCACGGGATCCATACCAACTTCGGCCCGAGCACTTGGGATTCCAAGACCACGAAGTCTCGCTATCACTCGTTCCCATGGCGCGAGTTCGATCTGGTGCGCCATGTCATCTGCGACGCTTCGGGTATCGAACACACCGAAAAGGGAAAGGGTGTCAGCCTCGGCTACAAGGAAAGGTCAGCTATCAAGGACGCCATGCCGCGCTACGTCTTCCTGCTTCAGGACTACGACGGCGAGGACATCCGGGCCTATTGCTACATGGAGAAGCGCGTATACCGCGTAGGCACTGGCTGGGTGAAGAAGTATTTCGGCGCGCTGCGACCCACTCGAACATTCGTTCAGCTTGAAATCTCGTTCGATGGCGAGACGGGCCCTGAGAAAGGGTCGTGGAAAGGCGGAACGATCGGCACAGGTAGCCGCGCAGAGAAAGGCGATAAGCACGACGCCCAGTTCCTGATCGAGAAATATTGCGCCGGAACGCATCGCGCCAAGGGCTCCCAATACCAGATGACCCTGGTGCGCCGTGAACACGATGCACCCTACACCAACGAGACGTACCGAAAGGCTTCGGCCGAGCGGCGCGGCGAAACTTACGCACCTCTGGCATAACCCATAACCACCTTCTGCCGCCACGCGCGGCATAAATTCAAGCCAAGCCGAAATCGGCGAGGAGTTTCAAATGGCAGCGACAGAAAACATCGATCGTTTCCTGCGCCTCGACGAGGTGCTTCACACAACCGGTCTTGGCCGTAACACGGTTTATCGCAGGATCAGGGAGGGCACCTTCCCGAAACAGGTTAGAATAGGCCCCAACTCGGTCGCCTGGCGTCAGTCTGCTATCTCGCAGTGGATGCTCGATTTGAACCCCAGCAACGACCAATCAGTACATTGATCAGTACACCAGCAACTGACAATTCAACAGATCCCGCTAAATACAAGCCCTACAGGTCATACCGTGGAAATCTTCAAAGATTCCACGGTAGCCTCCCGCCAAAAACCCCTCCGTTTCACAAACCACTCCACAGCCCACGTATTAGGCAACATCCGAGTATCACCACGTACCACGCGATACCTTCCCAGTGACACCGACTTAGTACATCATCCAGTACATTGAGAATTGAAAGCAGAGGATGTACTAGTGGCGATCTCGGACACAGCGGCCAGGCAGGCCAAGCCGAAGGACAAGGCGTACACCCTTCCAGACTCGCTCGGACTTTCCCTCTATATAGCTACCAGCGGCATCAAGAGCTGGCATTTTCGTTTCACTTGGCTTGGTAAGCAGGCGCGAATTTCGTTCGGGACATACCCGGACACAGGCCTAAAGGAAGCGCGCGCACGTCGAGACGCGGCACGGGAAGACATTGCAAGCGGGATTGACCCGCGCAATTCGAGAAGGGAGAAGAAGGCCGAGATGATCGAGGCCGGCGGCCGAACCTTCCGTCGCGTGTATGACGAGTGGCTGGCATTCAGGAAGGGAAGTATTTCGCCTGGGACATACCGAATCATCAGCAACCTGATGGAGTTGGATGTTCTGCCGGTGTTCGGCACCAGGCAGATCGACTCCATCAAGCGAGCTGACGTCATCAGCCTGATCCGCAAGATTGAGAAGCGCGGCTCGGTGGCCACCGCGGTGAAGGTTCGACAGCGAACCGGCCAGGTGTTCAGCTACGCCATCGCCATCGGCCTGATCGAGGTCAACCCAACCGCCGAGATGCACGCCGTCACGGAAAAGATGGGCCAGCACAAGCCACACCCATTCCTCCCTTTCAGCGAAATGCCGAAGACCATGGCAGCGATTCAGACATCCTCGTCCGGTCATCCGCTGCGCGCAGCGCTCATGCTGATGATCTACACCGCGTCGAGACCGGGCGAAGTGCGGCGCGCCGAATGGTCGGAGATTGATCTCGACGCCGCCACTTGGACGACACCAGCAGCCAAAATGAAAATGCGCAGAGATCATTCGGTTCCGCTATCGACTCAGGCAGTCGAGGTACTGAAAAGCATGTTGCCGATTACCGGCCACCTGCGTTACGTGTTCGTCAACCGAAGCGACTCAACGCTGCCAATCGGCACCAACTACGCCAATAATGTCTTGGACGCCTGCGGGCTGACCGGCAAGCAATCGCCGCACGGCTTCCGCCACCTCTTCTCCACCGAAATGAACGGACGAGGGCATAACCGGGATTGGATCGAGCGACAGCTTGCGCACGCCGACAGCAGCTTCATCCGCGATGTATACAACCACGCAGCGTACTTGGAGCAACGCAGAGCCATGATGCAGGAATGGGCCGATCTAGTTACCCCAAAATGATTTCAGAGCTGCAGCCCGTCGCCTAAACCTCGCCCGCTGGCATCGCCTCGATTACTGTATATGCAAACAGTATTCAGTAAGGCAACCCAGTGGACCCCCTCTATATAGAAGACACCGACGACTGGCTCGGCACTCCGACTCCGCTCGAAACCTGCCGGCACCAACTCCGGATGTACGAGAACGAATTCGAAGCGCTCACCCTTCAGCTGCAGCGAGCGCTGGAAAACGTTCAAGGCTTGGTTCGGGATAATGATCGGATCACACAGGAAAGAGATTCGCTGCGAGCAAAGCTCATGTCAGTTGAATCGGAGTTACTGACTGAGAAGCGCAGATTTGTTCAAGTCGAGCATCAAAGAGGTTTTCTGCACGATGAAAATCAGCGATTGCTCCGGGAGCGAAGAGACAGTGAAGAGGAATGAAGTGGCCCGCGCCATGAGGAAAATTGAAAATCTCGAGCTTCCACAAGTATTGCAGAGCAAGATCGGCGGTCACGTGCGCAGGGTTACGGATGCTCAAGATGATTCCGATATCCGACTGGCGGTCGAACGCGCCGAGGGTTTTGTGGAAGGGCTGGAAGCTGCTCGCTGCTTGAACCCCGCCACGATTGAAGCGCTTTTCATCATTGTAGAAAGCGCATCGGCTCGTCATTGAGCCAATGCTTTCACATACGCCTGGCACGCTTGCAGCGCGATCAGTCCCCGGTCGCCGGTGTCGGTGATGGCGATAATTCGTTGAGCATGCGCCGGGTCAAGTCTGGCTCGTACGGTTGCATGATCCACGCTGCCGGTGCCGGTGGCTTTTGGCACGTCACAGCCACCGGCTGAATCCGCGTCGATGAGGACTGACAGCCGCAGATCAGCAGTGGCAAGGCGATCGCGCAGGCGAGCTTGGTCTTTTTGAGCATTGGTCAAAACCTCTTGGTGGGTTTGGTCGCTGGCTGCCAGACGCTGCTCGAGCGCGAGCCGTTTCGCCTGGTCGGTGCGTACCTGGTCAGAGGCCGCATTGCTGATGGTGGTCAGATCGGCCTGATACGCGGCGGACTGCTCGGCGAGCTTCTGGCCATAACGCCAGCCCTGCACCTTCCAGACTCCACCGGCCACGCCCAGCACCAGCGCCAGCACACCAGCCAGTGCGGCTTTCAGCGCTACCGGGCTCACGCAAGCACCGCCGTCGCCTTGCTCCAAAGCTTCAGCCGATCCGCCTGGCCATTGAGCCCGCCATTGATCCTGCGCGTGATGGCTTCGAACTTGTCGGCATCGGCCAGGGTGTTCAGCCCATTGGTTGCCCAGAACCACGCGGCTGACAGGCAGGCGTTCTTCGGCTGCTCCAACAGCTCTGGCTGGTTGATCAGGTCAAGGCCGAGGGCTTCGCCGCACGCCGCATAGTTCGCCCGGCCGGTGATCTGGATCAGGCCACGCCCGCGGTATTTGAGGCCGTCGCCCGGGACGGTGTTGCCCAGGTCCTTGCGACCTTCGTACTTGGCCTGGGCTGGGGTCGGCCCCCAGATCTCACGCACGTAGACCAACTGGCCGGACTCATGGCCGATCTGGGCGATGAACGCGGCCACACGCTTGGCGCCGACAATCTGATACCGGAGCATGGCCGTATTCAGCACGGGTACAAAAACGCCGGCTTTGGCGCCGGCGTTCGGGAGGATCTGCAGCAGCTGCTGCGTGGTGATGGGCATAGCTTTTCTCCGGGCGAAAAAAAGCCCGCTCAGTGGCGGGCCGAGTTGATCAGTAATTTGATTTTTCGGGCCGATTAAAGTCCTCGACCATCATCCAAAGCGAGCTCCATCGTTTTATTGTAAGCAGGATGTATGCGATCGAGCTTTTCCATAAAGTCTCCATAACTCGAACTGAGCTTCATCATTGTCAAAACTGAAGACATGTGCTCCCTGAGTTTTGGGTGCCCAAGATCACCGGTCAGCTTCTGAAACAGCTTGTGCTTCCTAGATCCGCTTTCCGTCTTCGGGCTAGCCGCCTTCAACTCTTCAAGTACCTTTGGCGCCAATCTTCGGTAAATAATGTCATTTGTAAGGTGACCGAAGTACTGAGGCCTTTTGACACTGTCCGCAGGAAACTCAAGACCCCTGAGCCTAAAAAGCTGCTCATAAAATTCGTCGGGGAAGGTCTTGATCCAAGGTTGCAGTTCTTTAGCTATGTACCGCTCCAGAATCTCTGCAAGAGCATTTGACGCTCGGTCCCGCTGAAACCCTGTGGCTTCATCAACGAGCGCAATAATGCCCACATGAGCAAGGGCCCTCATGATGAGTTTTGCTTTTGCTGCAATCTGCTCCTGCCTGACCCCCAGTACGCCAGCTTCTTGCGCGTCTATCCAGACGTCACAGATTTTCGGGATCAAATCCGCCCGGATTCCATGAGCAACAGCGCCAGACTCCGTTTTGTATTTTAGTACAAGGTCGTGCACATCACCCAAGTTACTGTTAATAAAGGGCTTTAGGTTCTTGAAGGCAAGGTAAAGCGGTATCTGTGCACTGTCTGCTCCACGCTCTCGCCTAACAGAAAGCGCACCACTTCGGTACATCCCCATGCTATTCATAAAGTCGGTCTCTGTTAGGACTCGACTCCCATCCGAAAGCACCGCGCAAGGTATTTCCAGATCTCCGAGCTTAAGGCTGCCAGTGTATTCTGCAACTGGAGCGCCCCACCTCTGTTTTGCTGCTTTTGACGCGATTGCGCTGCGCTCTTCGCTTGTCAGGCTTTTTGCTCGAGCCGCCCCACCTAAAACCTTGCTAGCGTTCTTTTCCATGCAAGCATTCCTCTTCAAGCCGGTTAATGCTTGCAGAATAACGCCGCAGTTGGGGGATGGCAAGTAGCCGCACAGCCTTACTCCTGTGCACGCTGGATGGCTGGATAGCTGAAATTTGTAGTCGTCAATCTCCAGGCGAAAAAAACCCCGAACTTGTCGGGGTTGAGTTGTACTGCTTGGCGCCGCCTATCCTGACACCGGCCCACATCAGCCATGCCCTCCAGCGCGCCACGCCCTCGGCACGCAGCGCCCGGTACAAAACGGCATCCGCCTCTTTGCGCGTCAGCGATCCATGCTCATAAAGCCAGTCGTGCACGGTCGCGGCGTAGTTGCCGTAGCCCGACACCAGGGCAAACAGCACGAACAGAAAGGCGTTGTGCAGCACCTTGATGCTGGCAAAGTCAGTGACGAAGCCAGCCGGCACGATGATTGTGCGCTGGTCATCGTCGGCCAGCACCAGGTCAGCCAGCAGCGTGTACGCGCGTCGGTCGGTCTGATCGGTTTTCAGGGTGGTGATAAATCGGCTCATGCTGGCCAACCCTCTTCAAGCATTTCAGCGGTGATCAAGCCAGCGTCGACCGCCTCCAGCAGCTCCGCCTCGCGATTGAAGCAGGCCTGGACGAATGCCCGCACCCGTGAGGCCAAGCCAATTACCTGCTCGCCCGTCAGATCAACGAAGCCAGTCGCGGCCTTCCACTTGATGTGGTACGCCGGATCGAGCGATGCGGCAAAGGCCGCACCCGTCAGCAGTGCTTGGCTGTCACGCTCGGTATTGACCTGCACGCCTTCAACGGTGGTGCCGCCGGTTTCTACCTGCCAGCGGCGGGCGGCGATCTTGTCTGTCCACTGCTCATCCGTCAGATCAGCTAAGACCCATCCCCGGAAATAGCGGCCGTCTTCTTCGCGCACTTCGCCAGGGATGAAGTCACCCGATGGTTGTGGGTCGATCTCGAGCAAGGCCCAGCCGCTACCTTCCAAACTCTCTGTGCTAGGGGGCTCGGGCGGCGCCCAGCCTGGAAGTCTCGCTTTAACTTCTGCAAGAGTTAATGATGCGAGTGTTTCAGTGTTTACAAGTATGGTCATTTCAATTCACCTCGCATTAGAAATCCATTGTTTCCCACAACCAGGAACACTCCGAATCCATCACCGACAACCCGGCCTAACGTTTGATTTTGGCCTGACGTGTTGTTAGCTAAAGTCGGCTGATTTACCCAAGTTAGAGAATTATCAAAAGATTGAAGCAGCTTGCTGCCACCCGAGAGGAAAATTCGAGAAGGACCAATGGATAAGTATGTGTGATCGGTAGGACCAACTGAAGGCCCAGCAGTGAATTCGGAAGAGGCAAGGGCCGCTGTGTAAATCACGAAGTCCGCTGGTTTTATCGCAATAAACAGCGGCGGGGAGCCGAGCACATCCGAGTAACCTGTTTGCGCAACTGCCCTGGCCCAAGTGATCCCGTTATCCGCACTCCTTTGCGCGTTTCCTGAATTGGAAACTGCCCACCATACTCCGCCTGCGTATGCGACGGAGATCAGCGGGTTATTCGATGACGTATATAGCGAACTCGCTTTTTTCCAGCTGGCGCCGTTGTCGTCACTAAAAGCTATTCCCTCTGCGGTCGCCGTGGATGTGTATCCGCAGATCATTATACGAGAGCCACTATATCCGATGCAGAACGCGCTTACTGTTGCAACCTCGATCCACGTAATTCCCCCATCCAGCGAGCGCATCACTACACTGTCTCGAGTGCTCGCAACGAATACCCCGTTTGCGCAAACGATCCCGGTCACTCGCCGGGTAGTAGACCTCGTGACTTTTGTGAAGGTTTTCCCGTTGTCAGTGCTGCGGTAGTGGAAGGCATCGGACACGCCTGAGAAAACAAGCCAAATTCCATTGCCGTTGTTTGCCACTGCTGGCGGGATTTGGGCCATGCTAGTGTCAAGAAATGGAACAAGCTGCCAACTGATCTCGCCGGAAATTTCAAAACCTGTGCGCATCGAAGGGAATTGCCGCTCCGCCCCCGACCAAATTATGTAGACAGCCCCCGCGCCGCCCGCGCCGCCAGGGCCAGGGCTTGTACCGCCCCCCCCGCCCCCCCCGCCGCCGCCTGGGAATGAGCCAGTGGCGCCGGCGCCGCCGACACTATTGACTCCGCCGCCGCCGCCGCCGCTTACCCCTGGCGCAGTGGTATCGGGGTTAGTGATAGATGTGGCGGGCCCACTGTTGCCGCCCCCGCCGCCAACATTGGTGCCTACGCTGGTCGAGCTTCCGCCGGTGCCGCCGGTGCCGCCTCTAAGACCCGCGGTGCCGCCCGCTTTCCCGGATACTATCGAGCCGAAAATCGCATCAGTTGCATTGATTGTTACCTGAATAGACTGACCTGGCGTCACGGCGACATTATTGGCAAACCGGACAGGTCCGCCGAGCCCGCCGAGCCCGCCAGGAGCGTCTAACCCCTGGCCGCCCTGGCTCCCCTTAGCGCCAGGATCAAAAGCCGCGACCGAGATCGACGTAACGCCCGCTGGGACGACCCACGTTTGCGTTGTGGTGAGTAGCTCTTGACCGGCCACCTGTTGCTCTTGCGCAGACAGGAGCATCTTTTTAACTGTCATGTCCCCGATCCTTTTCGTCCGAAAACTTGTGAGCCCTCGAAGGTCAATGTGTATTCGATGGTCTTGTTGGCAGTCGGCGGGCTGGGTACAGCGCCACCGGATGAGATCCAGATGATCCCTGCAGGCCAGGTCAGGCTGTATGCGGTTGCGCCCTGGCTTACACGGATCACCAGCACCAGCGTTTCGGTTGCCGAAAGAGTCGGAAGCCCGGTAACGCTCAGCGTGGTATTGCCGGTCAGCGTCAGGTTGAAGAACCCAGTGGTACCGGCATTCAAGACATAGGCGCCAGTGGCGTTAGCCTTCAGCAGCGGCTCGATGTATAGCGCCTTGATCTGCGACTGAAACGACACTCCTGATTCGTTCGGCAGAACGGCAAGCGCTCTACGGCCGTTGCCTATCAAGCTTGGCAAACCAATTGCCGATCCTGCTGCCGCTGCTGCGGACTGAGCAGCGATTCTCGACACGTCGGCGGCGGCAGCGCTATTAGTGGCAGACGTGGCGGCCTGCGAAGCGGTAGTGGCATAGCCTTCAGCCGCATTAACCTGCGTGGCGACCCAGCCAAAGGTGGCGTTCAGCTCCACCACCATGCTCGCTTGAGCAGTGAGCGAGGCGCCGGCCTTGGCGTCAAAAACGGCCTCTGCATCAGTGGGCAGTGGTGCAGGTGGTAGAGGTGTAAGTGTCGGCGCTGTGACTGCCATTACATGAGGCTCCTTACTTCAAGGGAATATTCGGCCAGGGCGACGTTTGGATTTATCAGCGCCAGGCGGTCGAACCTGCCAACGGTGATTGACCAGTCCACGGACTCGCTCCCGATATAGAGGGCTGCGGTATCCGAAAGCGGCTCAAGCGTTCTGAGTGCGGTTGATACTTGGTTGGCATACATGGCGATATCGAAGTCAACGACCCGACGCTTGCCACGCGGGATGATCGTCACGCCGCCGAAGGCATCTTCCTTGATGCTCGAATAGCTCTCGATGCTGACACCTGACCCAAAGCGCGCCCACCCGATATCCTTGGACATGCCAATGACCATCATGCCGATGCGCGCCGTACCACCTGGCGCGCTGGCAATGACCTGGATGTCCGCATTGTTGAATGGCGGCAAATCGAACTGAGCGACGTTGTCCTTCGTCGTGAACTGGCCGAAGTAGTACCGATACCAACTGCCCCCGGCCTTGCTCGACATGGCAAATGTCTTGTCATAAACGACATTGCCGGCAACGGTCATTTTGATCTGAACGCTAGACGCCCTGACCCCGACCAGGCCGATTGAGTTGATCCGCACAGCAGGCCGGATCGTCACGTCGATGCTTTCGGGGTTTGAGGTGAACGTGCCAATAGTCCAGGTGTTGCCAGCGCGCTTGTTGAACATCTTCCAGCGATTGGTGGGGCTGACGACCATCCAGGTCGGCACCGCCTTCGCAATGCCGTCGAGGGGGCTATCGGTGGTCGTCGTCGCGAGCACTTCATAGATCATGTGCTGCGCGGCGATGATCGTCCTTATCCCTTGTGCGTACGTCCCTGCTACCCACTCGGGATAATCCGCCTCCGGCACGTTGTTGCTGATTATCTTTGCGGGGGTTATTTCGACTGGCGGAACTACCTTCATGCTGCCTCCTGCATTTCATTCTGGCGACGAACGCCGGAAGCGGTCTGTTCGCTGTACTTGGTGATCATGTAGAGGTAGTTCTGCAGGGCGTTGATGGCGTCGATAACACCCTGTTCATTGCGAGACACGGCCATAGACGCTGCCGACTTCGTGGAACCGACATAGCTGGAGCCTGCGACATCTGCGGACGAACTGGTCCCAACGAGACGAATCGCGCCACCACCAGCAAACGCCGGCAACTGCCCAGCGTTCATCTGATCAAGCATTCCGGTGCCGTAGGTGCGAACAGCGTCAGCCGTTAGCACGTATTCACCATTGGAAAGGCGAGCGATGATGCTGTCGCTGGTTCCGGTTCCCGGGCCAGAAATCAGCCCACCCGTGGCATAACCTGGCGCAATGACCGCCTGACCTTTCTCTCGCGCCGCATTGGCGATGGCTTGAGCCAACTGGTTATAGCTGATCGCCCCACTGGCCAACTGGCCTTCCCAGTAAGCTTTGCCACCCGCATCAGCCTCACGCCCCAGCAGCGACTGGTAGACCGACTCGACGAGCGTGCCGTTGTTGGTTGGGGTGCCGGCTGTGGCTTTGCCGGCAATCGCGCCGAGTGCGGCCACGACCGAGGCGTTCATGGCATTGATCGCTGCCGTGACGCCCATCACCGAGGCATCTACGCCGTTCAGCGCATCCATCTGCGCCTGGGCGAAGGCCAACTGCGAATCGAACTGAGCCATCTGAGCGTCATACGCCGCCTTGGCTAGCTCGATTTGCGTCTCCAACCCTTTCAGCGACTTCTCGGCAGTGGTGAGCTGCTTGCCATTGATGCCGTTCAGTTCGGCGACGACGTTAGCCGTGCGCCCCTGGTCCCGGGCGAAGTCCTCCATGGAGCCGTACAGGTCAGTGTTGTTGTTGCTGACCGTATCCAGCGCATCGCTCAAACCCGTGAAGCCCGACAGCGAACCACCGGAACGTGCCGTGGCCAGCGCGCTTTGCAGCGTGGCTTGTGCCTGGGCGCGCAGCATCTTCACGGCGTCATCCGAGTCGCCGCGCAGAGCCTTGAGTGCTGCACCCAGATCGTTGCCGACCGAAGTCAGGCCGCTGACGCTTTCTGTCGCGGTGCTGACCATGTCATTGAGTGAGGTGACACGCGCGTTATAAGCCTCGGTCGTCGCCTTCTGTTGGGCAGAGATTGCACGCTGCAGGGCGCTTTGAGCGTTGCCCGCTACACCGATCAGTTGCTCGGACATCGCTTGCACGGCGGCTGCGGCTGCGTCCGCGCGCTGCTCAAGGATCGAATAGGCTTGAGCCGCATTCCCGGACAGGCTGGTAAGCGTGACGTACATCTGCCGACCCGACTCGGTTGTCCGATCCAGCGCTTCGACCATGTCCCGATACGCCTCACGTGTACCCGGCAGCTTCACGCCCATCGCTTCGAACTGCTTGTTCACTGTCGACAGCGCGTAGTCGGCTTTTTCCGTGTCCGTGTAGAAGTTCTCGAAAAAGGAACTTTCTCCGGCTTTCAGGGCTTCCAGCCCGCCCGCCATGGAAATCAATTGCTCCGCCATGAATCCCGTGCTGACCGACACGTCGTACAGCTTCAGACCCAGCATGTCGAATGAGTCGTTGACGCTGTACAGGTCGTTGACGAACGTGGTCAGCGTCTCGAAGTTGTAATTCTCCAGGCCGGAGTTGGTCGCTGCATTGATCGCCGAAACGGCCGAGTCACCCAAGCCAGAAAACCACTTGTCCAGCTCCTCCTGGATCGCTTCAGGCGTCTTGCCCTGCGTGCTGATCTTGGTGGCCGCCACGTTCAGGCCATCGAATACCGACTCGCTGAGCTGAACGCCGAGTGCCGAAAACAGCCCCATGGAATTGAGCAGCTTGTCGTTATAGGCGGCGCCGAGCGCGCTTTCAGTCTCTGCGTCGAGATCGCTATATCGCGTACGTTTCTTGCTGCTGGAAAACAAGCCACCTTTTTTCTTCTGGTAAATGTACTGCTGCGGATCGAACTCGCCATTTTCGACGCCGAGCGAGATGCCGCCGTCCTTGGTCTCCCACGCGCCCCCGAACAGCTTCTTGCCCACTGCGCCCCATACCGCCTGGTGCAAGGTCGAGCCGCTGATGATTGCAGCGAGCTTGCCACCCACCAGCTTGCTGTTGATGCCGTCAGTGATCTCGAAGGCCTTCGACTGAAGGGTCTGCGGAATCATCGAGGCCTTACCCAGCGCAGTGCTGCCGCCACTGGCAAACATCTCGCTCGCGTCCGGGCGCACCCCGGCGTCGTATAGCTTGCCGGACTGGTACATGCCCATGATGACTGCCAGTGGCCACATGGCGGCGGCACTGCTCATGGCGGCACTGATCTGCCCACCGAGCGAAGCTGCCGTAGCTGCCGCTCCCGCTTCTGCTGCCGCGTATGTTGCCGCCGTGGTTGTGGCCACCCCTGTGGTGAACTGCGCACCGATGGCCGTTGCGCCCTCCGTGACTGCGCCCGAAAGCACAGCGCTCGTAACACCTTGCGCGCCAATGGTGGCCGCCGTCTGCGCTGCAGTCGCGCCCGTGAATGTCGATACCAGACTGCTAAAGCCATTCGACAAGGTGCTGCCGATGTTGGAAAGCATGTTGCCGTAGTAGCTGGCACCGCCAGAGAGCGCGCCACTGACGCCGCCCGATGCGTAGCCAGAAGCCACGGACGAGCCAACCCCAGTGATGGTATTCCAAGCGGATAGCAGGTTTTGACCGAGACCGGCCAGGCCACTGAACAGGCCGCCACCTCCCGAACCGTTCGAGGACGAACCGCTGAAAAGCGAGGCAATACCTCCCCCGCCACCAGCCCCAGCACCACCACCGAACAGCGAGTTCAGCAGCGGCGTGACCACCTGGGTCTTGATGATTATCCGTGCGATGTCCGCAATGATCGAGTCAGCAAGATCCTTGAATGACAGCTTCCCACCGGTTACGAAATCAACCAGCGAGTCTTCCATCCCGCGGAATGCGTTATCGAACAGGTCGTAGGTCTGACCGGCAATGTCACCGGCCTCGTAGACGTAGTCCTGCCAGGCAGCGTTCGCGCCGTTGGTCCAGTCGGATTGGGCTTTTTCGAGTTGGTCGTAGTAATCCTCTTGCATGCGCAGGCGTTGGCCGAGCGCATCCTCAAGCATCCCTGTTTCTTTGTCGTACAGCTCCTTGCTCAGGTCGCCGGAGTTGAACTGGGCCTGCAGCTTGTCCATGTCCTTCTGATAGTCCTGACGGATTTTCAGATCATCCTGAAGACGTTTGCGGCCTTCCTGGCCCAGCCCAATACCTGCGAGCTGGTTCGACAGGCCTTGCTGAGACAGGGCCAGCTTGTCGTTGATGGATTCAGTGAAGGTGAGGAGCTTGGCCGCTTCGGCATTGGCGATCTTGCGGAGTTCGTTTTCCTTTTCGAGCGCAGCGTTCTGCTTCTGCTGTGCAATGTTCAGCTCTCCCATCGCAAGGATTTGCTTTTGCGCCGTGGTCAGAGACCCCTTCTCTTTGAGCTGGGCAATCTGCTGCTCAAGTTCAAGCAGTTTTTTCGCCTCAGACCCCAAGGTTTTGGCTCCGACTGCCTGCTCGTCGATCAGCGCGCCTTGCTGAACAAGAACTGCATACTGCTGCCTGGCGTTGTCGAGCATCTTCTGCCCGGCGTTCTCCTGGTATGCCTTGTTCGCGTCCCTGGTGGCTGCCGCTGCATCCTTGTTGGCCTTGGTCTGGGCGTTGGTTGCGTACGCCACAGAAAGGATTGCGGCCTTCTCCGCCTCGGTCAGCTTTGTGTGTTCGGCGATGAACCGGTTTGCCTCCTTCACCGCGTCGTTGTTGTCTTGCAGTTTGGCAAGGGCCTTGCTCTGCGAATCGACATAACCCTTCGCTGCTGCAGACAGACCACCAATAGCGGCTTCGCCTTTCGGAAGCTGGGCGCCGAGGTCGTCTGCACCTTTCTTTAATAGTCCGATTGATGCGCGAGTATCAGTTACCTTTTTGTTGAGTCCGGCGATTTCCGCGTCGATCTCTTCGCGGTTGTAGAATTTGAAGTTGAACAGGACGCTGTCTTTGGCATCGCCAGGATTCAGCTTGGAGCGCGCTGCTGTAAGCTCGCGAATCCTTGAAATAGTGACTGCAATGTCGTTGTTGAAGCCCGCAACGCTCTGCTTGTCCTCCCGAAAGAAGTCCAGGAATTCGCCGGAGTTGAAGCCGTCGAGGGCTCTCGACACGCTCAGTACGGAGTTCGCGAATGTATTGCTCGCTCCAGTCGCCTGATCGAGCTTGCCAATGGTAGATGTCAGGGAGTTGGCAAAGGCTGTCATAGCCTGGCTTGCCGTAACCTGCATGGTCGCGGCCAGCTTATCGACTGCATCCTTTTGGCCGGACAGCGCGCCGATAACCTTTTCGGCAGTGAGCTGGCCCTCAGCGCCCATGGCGCGGAGCTGACCTATCGTTACGCCGAGTCCGCGGGCGATGGTCTGTGCCAAGGCCGGGGTTTGTTCGAGGATAGAGTTGAGCTCTTCGCCGCGAAGGGTGCCAGATGCCAACGCCTGCCCGAACTGGACCAACGCTGCGTCAGCCGATGCGGCCGATGCCCCGCTCATTGCTACCGACTTGGTTACCGTCTCGGTGATCTTGGCAACCTCAGCCATCGAGATGCCGAGCGCCTTGCCGTTCTGCGCAATCCGCTGGTAGACGGATGCGGTGACCTCAAGCGATTGCCGGGAGTTCTGCGCCGCACGGAATACATCATCCTGTGCGCGGGCGAGCTGCGCAGAGCCCTCAGTAACGAGGCGCAAGCGGTTCGTGAGGTCGGCATACTGCTGCGAAGCCTGGGCAATCTTCTGCACGCTGAACGCTGCGGCCAAAGCCCCGCCAAGACCTACAGCAGCGCTGCTGAGCATCTTGAATTGACGCTCTGCAACGCTGAGCTGTGGAGTTGTGGACTTGGCGTTGTCACCCACCTTCCCGATTGACTCGGCGGCCGCGCTCATGGCGCCTGGGGTTTTCAATCCTTCCGCTTCAAGCTTTTGGAGTGCCTGGCGCGTTTCGTTGACCCGTTGCTCGGCACTCCGGCTATCTACCTCAAGAACCAGGCGGGATGTTTGGGTCATACTTTTCTCCAGGCGAAAAAAAACCGGCTCATGGCCGGTTTCGGTAAATTCGTCCTGCTATTCAGTGATGGCAGGCAGGTCTGTTTGGCAGTGCTTGCATTTCAGTGCTTCCCGCTGCACAAGCTCGGCGCAGGATGGGCATTTGCGATATCGCGACGAGACACCGAACTTCCTGGCGATGTCCTGGCTTTTAGCGTCATCAAATCCGGTCTCAGGGAGAAACCAGAGAATCGCCAAAGCTATGAACGAAAGGAGGAAGCCAAGCAGGAACCAACCCACAAAGCTGCGCCCTTTCTGTTTTGCGTAATAGCCAGAAAGAGCGGCAATCACAAGCCAGAGGATCAGATATTCCATTCACATACTCCTTTTAGATGGCGGCAATTTAACACCATCAAGGGGCGACACCAAAGACCGGCTGTCACCCCTATTCTTCCTTGTCGCTCAGCACGATGTAATCCAGCGCGAACATCACCTCATCGACCTCATGCCGGGGCATCGGTGACGGATGCGCATCAAGCCAGTCGCTGATCTCCCTGGCTGATAAGGGCATGGGATGTGCCCCATTCATGGTCGCCAAGACTCGCCGCCCTCGGCACACGTTTCTGAACGTGTTCAGCATGTACGCCGTAATCGCATCGGTGGGCGGCTCATCAGGCACGGCCATTTTTAGGCGCTGATAGATGCGCTTTCTTTTTTCGGTTTCGCCGGCCCACTCTTTTTCCCAGTGGTAGCGGGCGATGGCTTTTCCACAGTTTCTGCCAGATCAGCCTTGCCTTCTGCCGCTAACTCGCTGGCCTTGGAGATGACCCACATGAAGAATTCAATGTTGCCGGAGAGCAGTTCTGTCGCCACTTCATTGCTGAATGCGACCTTGTTGCCGTCTTCGTCCACCACGCCATCCCAATCCTGCACGATGAACTGAGCAAGGATCATGCAATGGCTTTCGTGAGCGCTTTTTTCGCCCTCAACCAGTCCAATTTGCCCCTGCTCAAACTTCGCATCGTTTCGGTTGATGCGGCGCTGAGCGCGCTCTAAAACTGTTTGATAGCCGGGGTTGTTAATCCCAATGAGCTGGACCTTTGTTTCTTCATCGAATTCGAACCACTTTGCTTCGGTGTTAAGCGGTTGTTTTCTCAGTTTAAGAGCCATTGGTAAATCCTCTACGCCACGCCAAAAAGGACTGCCCCGGCTGGCGTAATCGCCGGGGCAGTCAAAGGGTTGGATCGGTTACGCGGTAACGGTGATGGTCGATGTCGACGTTTTGGTGCCGTCGGCGGTGCTGGTTGCGGTGATAACGGAGGTGCCAGCCGACACCGCAGTGACGAGGCCGGAGCTGCTGACCGTTGCAACAGAAGGTGTTGCGCTGGACCAAGTGACGGTCTGGGTCGAGCCGGAAGGCAGAACGGTCGGAGTCAGTTGGCGGGTTGCGCCGATGACAACGCTTGCAGTCGTTGGAGCCACAGCAACCGATGCCACTGCATCAGCAGGCGTGCGGGTGATGGTTGGTGCCAGCTTCGAGACGGTGTAGTTCAGCGTCACCTCAATCAGCTCACGCTTGCCGCCGTTCGGCAGATCGCCATCGATCTCCAGCGCCGGGAAGTCGAACGTGTATTCGTTGCCCAGGCTGTCGGTGATCGGGAACGAAACCGCAATCGGCGCACGGGTGAACTGATTTTTCCAGAGCTGCCACGCGCGCTGAGACCAGGCCAGGGTGATGCTGCCGGTGATGGCCGCTTCGGTGGCGATGTGAGCGCCAGGGCCGAGCTTGCCGTTACCCAGGCAGCGTTGAGTTTGCAGGCTGTTGTCCAGGTTGATCGACATGGCTGATACGCACGCAACGCCTTCCAGCGAGGCACCATCAACCAGCAGAGTGCCAACGTTGATGTTCGACATGAACGGTGTAGCAGTCGGCGGGTTGATCGCGGTGACCGTGTTGCTGTCGCCGTCCGCGTAGTCCAGGCCCATCATGGTGAACGTGGCGGTGATCTTGCCGTCAGACGGGATGTCCAGGGCGAAGGTCGACACATGCATACCCTTAAACAGGGTGAACACGTTCACATCGCTGTAGTTCTTGGCGACGGTGAAGGTGTGCCGGGTATCGCCGACGGTCAGGACGTTGCCGGTCCAGGTGCCATAGAAGGCAGCCTCGAACAGCTTGTCGAACGTGCCATACGACAGCTCGGCAGTCAGGTCGCCTTGAATGTCAGTGCTGGTGGCCACCGAACCTTGGCTTACGCGCGAGTCAGTGATCTCGTCGCTTGCCTGGGTGTTGACGGTAGGTGACAGGGTGTTGCCGGTCAGTCGAAGCGTGTCGAATGTGCCGGTTGGGGTTACGCCGGGTGTTACCTCGGCAATCAGGTAACTCGTGACTTTGGCGCCTGAGCTCATTTTTTCCACCTTTCTGTGGGCATAAAAAAACCCGCACATGGCGGGTGGGATTGGTCTTGCTAGGTCAGCCGGCGCGGAACCGGATGTTCACGTTGATCTGATAGAAGCCTTCGAACTCGCCAGCAATGATCTGGCTGCCCTCGATGCACTCAAGGTCACCGGACGACCAGTACGCGAAGTGGGCTATCAGTGCATCGGTCAGGTCGTTGATGGCCTTGGTTCCGGTGCGCACCCGGGCGAAGCACTGAATGGTGATCAGTCCAGGCCTGCGGGTGTGTGGCTTGTCTGCCATGCCTGCCATGAAGGCTGTTGCGTGCTGAATGACCAGTCGGCACCAGAGGCCAGCGGCTGGAGTGGCAAACACCTCTGGCTGGTTCTGGTGATCTATTCGTTCTTGCGCGATGCCGGTAAAGGTCGCCATGCGAGACTTGACCGCCAGCCTGATTTGCTCGTAGGTCATTCTCGGTAGGCCTCGGACACGCCAACAAAGGCAAGTTCATAAACCCCGCTCGGTGCCTGGGTCGAATGCCCAAGCTCGATGCGCTCGGCATAGGGCAGGTTCGTCTGGATGAATACCTGCGTGTAGGGCTCAAGGCCAGACAGCACAGCCATGCCGCGATTGATCGTGTCTGCGCCACCCGGGTCGACGGTGTTGGTGACGGTGTAAACGGGACTTCCGATGCTAACGATGTGGCTGCCGCGAAACCTACCGCCGACGTAGCCAGGCGGTGGCGGGTTCTTCCAGAGCGAAGGGTTGCCAACCGGGGAGCGCAGTACTACTTCATTCAGCAGTGCCATGGTGATGACCCGGACGCGCTTGACCACTTCCTCATCGATTAGGTCAGCGAATGCCGTAGGGGGGATGCTCCAGCCGTTCGCCATCAGACTTTCCTCAACTGGATCTCGTAATGGGCGATTGCCGGGTCGGTCTGGACGTTGATCACGTCGAAACCGTTGATCTTGTGGCCGATATCCGGTGTTCCACCGATTGTTTCGTTGGTCAGGGCGATCAGCAGTTGGTCAGTGGCCCGGATGTTGACGCCGTCAACCTGGGCAATCTTGAAGGCGTCGAACACGCCCCGGCCGGCATAGGCAATGACCACCGGCGGGCCGGATACTTCTGTGACCGGATCCCATGTGCCGGGAAGCGTCACGCCACCAGTGAACGGCTGCACAGCGTCCGCCAGATCAGTGTCGAAGGCCTCGGCCAAGTCGGTCTGGATGTCTTCGCGTAAGCCCATGGGTCACCTGTAGACGTTGAAGCTGAACGAACTCGCGCGCCACTGACCAAGAAGGCCCAGCGCGAACTGCACACCGTCAGGCAGCGAGGTCGATTTGCTCGAATCGATCGACGCGAACGTTTTGCTGGTAGTGACTGATCCGGCCTTGACCGTCTTTGCCTCCAGCGAACCCTCGGTGTGTTGCTGGTACAGCTTTCCCTGTGAAGCGACGACGGCCAGTTCGGCGGCGGCCTGCTTCACCTCATCGGGAATGGCATCCATGTCGACGCCGACCAAGTTGAGCGAGGTCAGATAGGCATTGGCCTGCAAGACCGCGCGCGCCTTCTTGTCCTCGGTGGTCCATGTCGCGCCGAGGATGGCGTCTACGTCCGCCACGGTGATGTAGGTTGCCATCTGGCCTCCGCTTGAATGAGTGGGGCCGGAGCCCCGGGTGTTACTTGGACTTCGCTTTCGCGGCTTCGGTTTTTTCGCCGCCACCGTTGTTTCGAGCCGCAGATTCGTCCGAATCCGTCCTCGCGGAATCAACACCACCGGTCTCGCCCACGGTCTGAGGGCCGACGGTGACATTGCCCTCGGTACCGGCAAAGCCCCACCGGGCCTTGAGGTTCGGGTCGATGTGATTGTCTTTTTGAACGGGCATGTCGTGTCTCCTTCAATTGCCCAGCCCCCGGAGGGGCCAGGCAGCAATTACGCCGCAGTTACGAGCGAGGTGATGAATGCCATAGGCACCTGCTTGCGAGCGAACTTGCGCTCCCAGTTGGTGGCCAGGGCCAGGTCCGCCCAGTTCGCCGAGATCGGGCGAGTGGTGGTCGGGGTGCCGGTGATCGTCGCGCTGGTGAACGAGAAGCCCAGCGGGTGCACAACGAAGTTGCGACGAGTCCACAGAGTTTCGGTACCGCCACCGTTGCCGCGATCCGGAGCACGGTCGTATTCCAGGCCGTCTTCGCCTTCCGGCTGTGCCTCGGCGTAACCGATCGCACCAGGGCCGAAGATGATCGACAGGTACTTGGCAGTCGGCCCGGTGCCGATTACCGGCAGACCGTCATCCAGCACCACTCGCATGTTCTGGAAGCGGCCGAACTCAGGCACCTGATCAGCGATTGGAGTGAAGTCGATCTGGTTCTGGATCGAAAGCTCGGTGTGCACCGCCGAGTGCATGGCGATCACACTCAGGCCGCCGAGCTGGCCGCTGTAGTCGCCCATGGTGCCCTTGGCGCGAATCACCGCGGCCGGCCCGATGATGCCGCCGGCGTCCACGACCATGTCGCCACCGTTGGAGGCGATGTTGTCGTTGTAGATGCCGACTGCGGTGGCGATGGTGCGGCGCTGGGCCACTCGCTGCCAGTAGGAGATCAGGCGGCCGGCCACGAACTCCAGCGGGTCTTGCTTGGTGATGTTCTTCACCAAGTTCATGCAGTTCCAGCCTTCGTTGAGGTACGCGGCGCGCGCCTGCATGGAAGCACTGGTGACCGACAGCGGTACCGCGATGTCGGTGTACACGTCGTTCGAGTAGTTCGACTCGATGGACGCGTCCAGGTCAACCCACCACGGAATGGTGAAGGTGTTCGACGGGCTGGCCAGCAGGGTGGTCATGTCCGAGTTGGTGGTCAGGATGCCCGACTGGAAGAACGCAGTGCGCTCAACGGTGTTGACGGTGATGTAGTCGCGCAGCTCATCGCGGAACACGACGTCCGAGAGAATGGTTGGCATTGCTGAATTTCCTTTTACTTGGCCTCAGCAGCGGCTTTCATGCGCGCGTGCTCGGCGGGGTTGGTTCGGCGAAGCTCTACGCGCTCCATGCCGGTCATTTGGTCCCACGTTTTGGTGGCCCCGCCACCCTTCCCCCCGGCAGCCCCGCCGCCGTTCGCTTGCGTGCCGCGCACCAATGCTGCGTAGCGCGGCGCTTGCTGGAATTCTTTTGCCAGGTCTTCGAGACTGGCGATGGTCAGGTTGCCGGCGGCATCCGTGACCTTCACCTGCCCGTCTACGATCTTCAGGCGGCGCTGGACGAACTCAGCAAGGATCTCGGCGTTCTCGCCGTCGGCGATGCTGTTGGAGACCTTCGAGGCTGCCGACGTCAGGTCGCGGCGCTCGATGCTGGCGGTCAGCTCGGCCAGGCGCGTACGCTCTTGCTCAAGGGCTTGTTGAGAGCTGGTGTACAGCTGCTCATATTCGCCGTTCGCTCGCTGCGATTCTTCTTGCAGGCGTCGCTGCTCCGCTTCGGCTGCGTCGCGCTTGCGCTTTTCTTCCTTCTTCTCGGTGAGTAGCGTTTCCACTTTGTTGCGCAAGCCTTCGAGATCATCGCTGCCCGTAGGCAAGCCCTCAACGACGAGAACGAAGTCATCGCCCATTGCCTTGTAGAGCGCCTGCACAACCGCATCGAGCGCTTCGTATTCCGCCTTGCTGATCTTGTACTTCATGTCATCCCCCGGATGATTTGCCGTTGGCTCAGCCTCAGGCATAAAAAAACCGGCTCAAGGCCGGTCGTTTGTGGTTCGTTGTCAGAGCCCTGCTCGCTCGAAAGCCAGCGGCTCAAGGTCTTTCAGTTGCTGAAGGGTCAGCGTCTTGCCGTTGTCATCCACGAACTTCTCCAGCGTCAGCTCTCCCTTGGTGAAGAGCGCGTAGCGGTTCGGGCCGAGGATGTCTCGCTGGAAGGCAGCAGGCTGGCGCGAGAGCCACTCCTGATAGCTCGTCTTGCTGGACACCAGCGTGACGCCGTCAGGGCCGATTGAGGGCCGTGTAGACCCAGGAATATCGCGGGCAAACTGATCTTTCAGCACGGGCAGCGCGCTCGATCGGCAATTCCAGTGGCCAGGCGGCTTGGGGTCTTCCCATCCGTAGATGTGCTGATCCCTCGCCTGACACATGGCGCTGGTCTTGCTATCGAGCGTGGATATCCAGCGCCAGCCCTGCATGATGTCGTCGTTGGCCTTGAGCGTTTCCATGCGCGCCGTGCTGGCGACATGGTTGGTCATGGTGCGGACGAGCGACGAGGCCTGATCCTGATGCAACTGGTGGATGCTGGTAAGGCGACGGCCGATCTGCTGGCTTGTCTCGCCCAGGCTGGAACCGATCTGAATCTCGCCGATGATCTCGGCTGCCTTCTTGGTCCCGAACTGATCGAGCGCACCGCTGATGCTGATCCGCTGTACGCCTTTGCGAGCCTCCAGCAGCATTGGGTCAGCCAGTGCCGCCGCGCTCACCATCTCAGCCGATGGCACGTTGAACTGAACAACGGCCTTGATGACCTTGCCGAGCATCTTGCCGTTGAACTCAGCCTCGTAGACCGCGAATTCGCCAAGATCGAGCTGCGCCCTTCCCTTCATGTCGTCGTAGATACCCCGCAAATCGCCTTGGAGCGTTTCTATCTGCGAGGTGTACCGACGCGTGCCGTAGACGCTCAGACCTGACGCCACGCGAGCCTTCGCCGTATTGATGGCCTTGCTGATGAATGACGCCACCCGCTTCAGGTTGCCGCCGGCGTATCGCTGGACGTACACCTGGTGCCGGGTGGTGGCATCCGTCAGATAGCCCTCGCTACTCATCCTTCACCTCTGGCGGATCGTTGGGTGTCAGTGGGTCGCCTTCGCTACCCGGCACCGGCGCTTCGCCCTCGCGATCGTCGTCGATGTCGTCGTCGGTGCGGTCAGACTCCAACACGCCCGCCTGACGCAGGTTCGTGCGCAAGTCCTTCTTGGCGATGATGCCCTGTTGCCAGAGCTGCATCTGAGCCAGGATCGACTGCGCGTCCATGACCTGATCGAAGAACTCCTGATTGAGCCAGAAGACAGTGCCTGTCTCGTCGACCGCGTCCATCATGAAGCGCTGAGCATCGAACAAGGACAACCGCACAGCCTCGGATACGTTGCCGGCGATCGTGCCCAGCACCGAGTTATCCGAGCTGTAGCGGATGCGAACAGCCTCTGCCGTCTCAGCGCCGCCGCCCTGCTGGACGATGCGTGCGCCGATCATGAGCATCTGCTCTTCCTTGTCCTTCATCAGCTCTCGGGCCAGCTGCGTTTCCTTGGCCTGCAGCATGACGGCGGAGCCTTGCTTGCCGAGGTTGTGGCCACGGCGTGACCCGATATGCATCCCGTTCGGGTTCAGCTTGAGGAACTCGTCAGGCTGAATATCCGTGGTGATGAACAGCGTTGGCTGCGAACTGATGAAGCCCGCCTCTTCCACCGTGGCGCTATTGCCGTAGTGGAGGATGTTCACCTCGGCCAAGTCCTCGAGCGGGGCCTTATCTACGCTGGCATCGTTGTTCTGTGAGCCGAAGAAGTGGAACGGGATGTGATCGAATGCCTTGCCCGCCTTGTCGGTCGGGTTGCTCTCTTCGCCGTCCGGCCGATCTTCACTGTACACGCACTGCACATACTTGCCATCGAGCAGCATCAGCGCGCGGTACTGATCCTTTGCTGTGAACTCAAAGCCGTCCAGGGTCACTTCGTTGAGCTTTTCGTGCAGAACGACCAATGTCAGGCGCTTAACGCCATCAATCACGTCTTCACGCCAGTTGATGATGCTCTCGGCCGGGTAGAAGTGGACGTAGGCCCGGGCCTTGGCCGACTGGGCGACAGTCAGTGATGTCTGACCCGCTGGCAGCTCAACCTTGGGGAAGTCCACAAGGAAACCACCACGGCCAGTATCCAGGCACTCGCCTGTAGCCTCTTTGCACAGCTGTTCAAGGCTGGCACCGTCACCACTGACGTTCTCCAGCAGGTAATCAATGCCCGCTGGCAGCTCGACTTCAGCTGTCTTGCGGAACACAGCACCCAGCAGGCCGGTGCGAGTGCGGCCGACCACGTTCAGGAACATGGCGCGCTTCTTCAACTGCTCGTACCGGGCCTTGTTCTCTTCGCTCTGGTTGAGCGG